ACATATTCAAAAGTCAAGTTTTTTGTAGTAGTAATGAATATTTATGATTAAAATAAATCTGCAATAGAATTAATTAAATAATGGCAACACAAGTAAATCAAAAAGTTTTTGTATCACCTGGAGTATACACATCTGAAACGGACTTATCATTCGTGGCTCAGAGTGTAGGTGTTACGACCTTAGGTTTGGTAGGGGAAACACTTAAAGGACCTGCATTCGAACCTGTTTTTATAACTAACTATGACGAGTTCCAAGCATACTTTGGGGGAACCGAACCAACTAAATTTGTAAACACACAAATTCCAAAATATGAAGCGGCGTATATAGCCAAGTCATACTTACAACAATCTAACCAATTGTTTGTGACTAGAGTATTAGGTTTATCAGGATATGATGCGGGCCCTTCTTGGAGTATTAGAGTTACTGCTAATGTTGACCCATTAACCATCGGTATAGTCGCACCAACAGGTGGAACGGTTTTCACGTCAACATTTACAGGTTATTCTTCAGGAAGTACAGTATCTTTAACTGCATTACCTAGCGATATCCAAGTTAACTTATTTAATCAATACAGATTATCTGACGGTAGTACGTCAACTTATAACGATGATTTCAATAGTAATTTAAGTAATATTATCGATACCCCATCTTTATCTGCAACTACAATAGCGTTCTATGGTTCAATACCATCATCAGACTATTGGAATTTAGTTAGTCAATATTCAAATCAACTTAACGTTTTTGATTCTGATTCTAATAACTTAGATACTAACGATTTAAGTTCAGATGCTAACGACCCTTGGTACTACGCAACATTTAGTAATGATGCAAACGTTAACAATAACTACACAGGATATTCGTTCTATTATAATGTGTCATCATTAACTGATAACAATGATGGTACTTTTACAGGTCAAATCACAGGTGAAGTATTTAGTTTCACAGGTACCGCTTATACTGAATACAATAACATGGTTATAGCAACATTACGTTCAAGAGGTATTTCGTTATATTCTAACGACGCAAATCTTGACCAACACGGACCTATTTATGAAGTTAGTAGTCTTACTGGCGTAACATTAGTTTCAACAGGAGAATATTCAGGTATAACAAATTCACCATACGAAGGTTTCTTACTTTCAGGTGTAACTAAAGACGGTGATAGTTTCTCATTTGAGACATCATTATCCGCGGCATCGCCTAAATTTATAACTAAAGTATTGGGTACTGATAACTTTGGAAAAACAAGAAATGAAGTTCCTTTATTTGTTGAGGAAATTTATCCGAGTTCATTATCGTACGCTTACAACCAAGGATATATTAAAGGTATTAATCCTGAGTTAGTTGCTTTAGAAGATGCTAGAAGTGAAGACCCACAATCAATCGCATATAAAGTTGAAAGATACCAATCACCTGAAACACCTTATTTAGTTTCTGAGTTAAGAGGTAATAAAGTTTATAAATTATTTAAATTTATTTCTATTTCTGATGGAGATGATGCGAACGTTGAGGTTAAAATATCTATCGCTAACTTATCATTTAATAACATGACGTTTGACGTACTTGTTAGAAACTTCTTTGATACGGATGCGAATCCTGTGGTTATTGAAAAATTCACTAATTGTAATATGGACCCTAACTCTAACAACTTTGTTGCTAAGAAAATTGGTTCATCAAACGGTGAATACGCATTAATCTCTAAATTTGTTATGATTGAATTATCAGATGAAGCACCGATTGACGCAATTCCTTGTGGGTTTTATGGATACACTCAAAGAGAATATGAGTCAACGTCTAATATTTCACCAGTACCTCAATTCAAAATTAAATACTATTTCCCTGGAGAGGTTGTTTATAACCCTCCATTTGGAACAACAGCAAATGCTACTGAATCTGCGGGAGACATTGTTAGAAGGTCTTACTTAGGGTTTTCAAGTCAATTTGGTATTGATGAATCATTCTTAAGTTACAAAGGTAAACAAAATCCACCAAATTGGGTTAATTCAGCATTACCTATTGACGGTCAGGCTTGGAATTACTTAAGTAAAGGTTTCCACATGGACTCAGGTGCTACTGTAGTTACAATCGCTAACTCATATCAAACAAGCGGTCAAACCGCATTTGAGTGTGGTGTTGCGGATTTCAGATTCGACCCTGAAACTCAAGAAAACCCATATTACTTTATCTACTCAAGAAAATACACATTATGTTTCGCAGGTGGATTTGACGGATGGGATGAATATAGAGAATTCAGAACTAATCAAGACAGATTCCAATTAGGAGCATCAGGTTACTTAGCAGGAGCTTCAGTTTCTACAAGATATCCTACAGCAACGGGAGAAGGTTTGTTTAAGAGAATTATTATAAACAATAATACTCAAGATTTTGCAAATACTGACTACTACGCTTACTTACTTGGTATTTTAACATTTGCAAATCCTGAAGCAACAAACATCAACGTGTTTGCGACTACAGCGATTGATTATGTTAACAACTCAAATCTTGTTGAAGAAGCTATCGATATGGTTCAATATCAAAGAGCTGACTCTGTGTATATCGCAACAACTCCTGACTACTTAATGTATACTCCAGATGGAACTAACTCTTTAGATATCATTTACCCACAAGAGGCAGTTGATAACTTAGATAACACAGGAATTGACTCAAACTATACAGCAACTTATTACCCATGGATTTTAGTAAGAGATACTGTGAACAATACACAAATCTACTTACCACCAACAGGTGAAGTTTGTAGAAACTTAGCATTAACAGATAATATCGCGTTCCCATGGTTCGCATCAGCGGGTTACACAAGAGGTCTTGTAAACTCTATCAAAGCACGAACTAAATTAACTCAAGAAGATAGAGATACGTTATATCAAGGTAGAATTAACCCTATCGCGACTTTCGCAGATGTGGGTACTGTAATTTGGGGTAACAAAACGTTACAAGTTGCTGACACAGCTCTTAACAGATTGAACGTAAGAAGATTATTACTTCAAGCTCGTAAGTTGATTTCAGCAGTGGCGGTAAGATTATTGTTCGAACAAAACGACCAAATCGTTAGACAACAATTCTTAGACAGTGTTAACCCAATCTTAGACTCAATCAGAAGAGACAGAGGTTTATACGACTTCCGCGTAACAGTTTCTTCAACACCTGAAGACTTAGATAGAAACACATTAGTAGGTAAAATCTACTTAAAACCGACAAAAGCGTTAGAATTTATTGACATAGAATTCTTCATTACTCCGACAGGAGCTTCGTTCGAGAATATTTAATAAAAAACAATGGGGGGAATAAATCCCCCCTTTAGCCAAATGAGAAAAAAATTAACAGAAGGATTTAAAGGTGAAGGTTCACCAGATATGAAATATTACGCGTTCGATTGGGATGATAATATTGTACATATGCCGACGAAGATTATTGTAAAAAGTGAAGACGGGGAGGAGATTGGAATGTCAACTGACGACTTTGCGGAACACAGACATCATTTAGGTAAAGAACCTTTCGAATATAAGGGTGAAACTATTGTAGGTTATGGAGATAAACCATTCAGAAATTTTAAAACTGAGGGTGATAAAGATTTTATAATTGATGCGATGAGGGCTAAGGAAGGTCCTGCGTTTGACGATTTTAGAGAAGCAATAAATAACGGGTCAATTTTTTCTATAATTACCGCGAGAGGACACAACCCAAACACTCTTAAACAAGCAGTTTATAATTACATTATAAATGATTATAATGGAATTAGTAAAGATGAGTTAGTTAAAAACCTTAAAAAATACAGAACGTTTGTAGATGAAGAAGATATGAGTGACGAAGAGTTAATTAAAACTTATTTAGACCTCAATAAATATCATCCAGTTTCGTTTGGAGATGAAGCGGGAGCAGTGAATCCTGAAGAAGCTAAGGTGGATGCTATGGAAGAATTCGTAACTTATATTAGAGAACTCGCATCTTCTTTAAATAAGAAAGCTTTTTTAAAGAATGATGTTAATAATAATTTTATTCCTAGTAAGCCTTCTATAGGTTTTTCAGACGATGACCCTAAGAATATAGAAGTAATGAAAAAACATTTTAAAGATAAACCAGATAATATAATAAGAACTTATTCTACAGCTGGAGGCACTAAAAAAGAAGTCTAGTTAAAGAATACCATTTTTAAAATTTTAAGTAAATAGAAAAATTTTTCAAATGGATATATTTATCGATATAAACATAGAAACAAAAATTAAAATAATATGGCTGATTTACTAATGAAAATGCCGATTCCTTATGAACCGAAAAGACAAAACCGATTCATTTTAAGGTTTCCATCAAGCTTAGGTATTAACGAATGGTTTGTAGAAAGTACTGCAAGACCTAAAATTAAAATCGCACCAACTGAGATACAATTTTTAAATACCTCAACCTATGTTGCTGGTAGATTTAATTGGGATGAAATACCTGTTAAATTTAGAGACCCGATTGGGCCTTCTGCATCACAAGCTCTTATGGAATGGGTTCGTTTACACGCCGAATCTGTAACAGGTCGTATGGGATATGCTGCTGGTTACAAAAAAGATATTGACCTTGAGATGTTAGACCCAACAGGAGTTGTAGTTGAAAAATGGATTCTATACGGCACATTCCTAACAAGTGTTGACTTTGGTTCATTGGCGTACAGTACCGACGCTCTTGCGGATATTAGCGTATCTTTAAGAATGGATAGATGCGTATTGGTTTATTAATTATTTAATATAAATTAAAAACACATGTGTTGATAAAAAATTAATACTAATTATATTTAACCGTAAAGACATAAACTTTACGGTTATTTTTTTATATGGAAAATCAAACAAACGAACACTTACAATCAAACTTTTCACTTCCTCACGACGTGGTACCATTACCGTCCAAAGGAATTTTTTACAAAAATAAAAAAAAATCTATTAAGGTTGGTTATTTAACCGCTAACGATGAAAATCTATTGATGGCGGGAGGAGACGACATGACTCAAAATCTTTTGAGGTCAAAAATTTATGAACCCGATTTACGTATTGAAGATATGTTGGAAGGAGATGTTGAAGCGGTTTTAATTTTTTTAAGAAATACTGCGTTTGGGCCTGAAATGGAACTTACTTTAACCGACCCAGTAACAAGAAAACCGTTTAAATCAACAATATTATTAGACCAACTAAGTATATCACAAGGTAATACACCAAATGAAGACGGTACATTTATAACAACTCTACCAAAGTCAAATTCAACAGTTAAATTAAGACCAATGACATATGGAGAAATAATTGAAAATCAAAGAATTATTGACTCATATCCTTCAGGAAGGACTCCTCCTAAAGTAACATTAAGACTCCAAAAAGAAATTATTGAAGTAAACGGTATAACCGATAAGGGCGAAATCGCCAAATTTATAGAACAAATGCCAATTTTAGATTCAAAATACATAAGAAATTTTATGGATGAGAATGAACCAAAGTTGGATATGAAACGAGTAGTTACAGCCCCATCAGGAGAAAAATTGACAGTTAATGTTGGTTTCGGGGTGGACTTTTTTCGCCCTTTCTTCTAACTATAGGAAAAATCAACTTGACGAATTTTACTATTTATCAACATTAATGAACATTACTTACCAAGATTTTCAATCGATGCCTCTCTTTACAAGAAAGTATCTTTTAGATAAATGGATTGAAGATAATAAAAAGGACTGAAAAATCAGTCCTTTTGTATTTATACAATAACTAACATACTTAAAAAATGGCAAAAGGTGTAAAAACAGGTATTTCTGATGATGTAAAAAATGCTTATAGATTACCAAGCGTTGAAGAATTTACAGAAGCTTATGAAGGTATAAGTGCAGGTGCAATTAAAATTAATGCCGCTTTTGGGCAAACAAAACAAAGACTTGTAGAAATACAAACCGCGATTGCCGACACCGCTCCTGGTGTAAAGAGATTAGGTGGCGGAATTAACGAGGTTACCAATACAATTAATGAAATAGCCAAAGCTTCGAGAAGAAACGTTATTGCTAATAGTGAGGATGTTAGTAATATGTTTGCTGCTCAGAAAATATTGGGAGGTTCTATTAAAGATATTTCTGACTCTTTTTTAAATGTTGGTGTTGGAATCTCTCAGATTCCTAAAGAGTTAGAGAAATCAATTAATTATATTCAAAGTATTGGTGGTAATACCGATGCGGTTATGAAAGATGTTCAGACTAATATGGAGAAAATGAACCGATATCAGTTTGAGGGTGGAGTACAAGGTTTAACTAAAATGGCGGCACAGGCCTCAATGTTAAGGTTTGATATGAAAGAAACCTTTACTTTAGCTGAAAAAGTTTTAGACCCTGAAGAGGCAATTAAGGTTGCGTCCGCTTTCCAAAGATTAGGAGTATCCGCAGGTTCCTTAGTTGACCCATTTTCATTAATGAATCAATCAATTAATGACCCATCAGGACTACAAGATAGTTTGGCTAACGTTTCAAAACAGTTCACTTATTTTGATGAAAAAACCAAAACATTTAAAATTAACCCTCAAGGAGTATTAATTCTTAGAGAGATGGAAAAAGCTGCAGGTATTACCCAAGGTTCATTATCTAAAATGGGATTAGCAGCGGCTGAACTCGACAAAAGAATTTCTGAAGTTAATGCTGCTGGTTTACATTTTGGTAGCGAAGAAGACAAACAATATTTACAAAATATTGCAAGTATGGGTAAGGGTGGTAAATATGAGGTCGAACTTAAAGACGGAACCGTAAAAGAATTACGAAATTTAAATCAAGAGGAGTTTGACGAACTAATTGATGAGCAAAAAAATGGACCCAAAACTCTTGTAGAAATTGCGAAAGGTCAAATGACGTATACGGAGGTTATGGCTAATGATGTTAATGCAATTAGGATGGCGGTTGCCGCAGGTGTTGTAACCCAAAGAGAATTTTTAAAAGGTTTAAAGGATGTTGGAGAAGTTGGAACATCACTTACAAAAAACGCTTATAAAGAATTAGCCAATACTGGCGAGGTCAGAGACTTTACTTCTGCCCGCCTTGGAGATATGAGAACGTTATTTTTGGACTTAACTGGTGATAATAAATCAACCAAAGAAGCATTTAAAGATTATGTAGATAATTTAAAGGGACAAGGAGTTGACATAAGTAAATCTCTTCAGGAAAAGGCCATTAAAATACTAGAAGCCAGTCGTAATGAGTTAGATAATAGTAACAGTGCCCAAAGAACCGCTAATAAAGTTTACGATACGTTAATAGGTGGCGCCAAAGTTAATAACATTCAAGGAAATCAACCAGGAAGGTCTTTAATTGATGGTAATAGGACAACGGCAATTAAAGAAACCGTTTCAAACTCTGGGTCATTAATTAACCAATCATCAAGACTTAATGTTGATGGAAAGGCAGATTTTAATATTAATATTAATATTAA